AGGACCGCCAGCAAAGGATGAGTTAAAACCGTTGTTGAAAACATCAGCAGCTTTAACTTGTTTGGTGTTCGCCATAGCACGAGCCAAACCTTTGGCACGCAGTTTAGCGAATGTGTCATAGAGGTTGTCCTCCATAGCTTCTTCCGTAACGGCGAAGCCAAGAGCAATAGTCTCGTGTGTGTAACGAGATGTAAAGCTTTCTTGGGCATCGTCATAAGATACGGCAGCACCTTCACCTTTTACAGGTGCAGTGCCAAAGCCAGTGAAGAGAACTTCTTCTTCAAATGCACGGTCTGAATTTTCAATTTCATACAGAGGTGCATGTTCGTCAGAAACTTCCCCATACTCAAGGCCGAATACGGCGTTAAGACCAGGGAGAAGCTCTTTTGCAATACTTGCTCTATTAATAGCCATTATTATTTATCTCCCTTAGTTAGTTGTGGTCACAACGGCTGAAGTCAGAACATTCTGATAATCATCCGCACGATGGTTAAATTCAACTTCCATCTTCGTGAACGCATCGCCAACTGCATTATTGGGTTCATCAACGATACCAATAACACGCAAAGCACCATTAGTAGCTTTACCAGTTGTACCAGCAGTCGTCTTAGCAACAATAGTTGATTTACCAGTAAAGGTAGAACCACCAGCAATTGAGCTAACTTCTACGTTTCTTCCAACAATACCAGCAGCAACTGTGGCATTTGAAGAAATAATGTAAGTTTGATTTGGATTGTCATTTACGAAACCAACGATGTCTGAAGCAGACACGCCAGAGTAATGAGCTTTAAATTTTTGTTCCCCGTCTTCTACGTAGCGGCAACCTTGGAAAGTACCAACAGGTACTTCAGTAGTTGTCACACACGGTGTAAGTGTACCAGAGGCAATACGCACAGGAGTACCTGTAAACATTGCCGTAGCACCTGAAGCAATAGGATATTCATTCAGGCCGTTACTATTTGGTGCAGCACCACGAACACGGGAAGGCTGAAGTCCAGTAACTTTAGTAGCAGACATATTTTTCTCCTTCAGTGTTTAAGTTTAGTAACCAGACTTCGCCACCCTTTTAATCAAAAGAAGGGGTGCGACCCTTGGTTACATTGGTTTTGCTTTGATTCTGAATAGGCATTTTGCGATTCGATGAGTTTTCAAGCTGTGCATTTACAGCATCAACCATCTCTGCAGATGCGGTTTCAAAATGTCTTTGTCGAGCTTCTGCACGTTTGAGTGGCAACTTAGCAAGTGCCAAATCTCCTCGACATACAGTTCCTTTGTAGCGACCCTCATCTTTAATTGCAGATGTGTGCGCTAGTTCAGGTACTTCATCAAGAGAAACAAACTCCCAGCCTTCAGCCATTCGTTTACCAACATTTGTATAATCGTCACCGCCTTTTAGGGTTGTACGTATCCAACGAAGTTTCATTCCTTGGTCTTCAAACCTTGAGGTTACTGATTCAGGAATATCTAAAAGATTTGGTTCACGATATTCAAAGTCTTCGGATTCTCTTGTTTCCAGTTCACGACTCTGGGTGCTACGTGTAGTATTTCGTGCCATAAGTATATATCCTTTCGCAACTATCTGTTAATTGTAGTATACTCGCCTTCGCCTGCCTTTTCGACTTTTAGCTTTTCGGCTGCATACTGTTCAAGTGATATGCCCCATTTTTCTGCAAGGCGTACATCTTCTTTTGAGAGTTTTACCTTTTTACTTGATGAAGGTGCTGGAGTGTGCGAAGCTCCTGCGACCACTTGAGCAGGTGTTGACGTTTCCTGCGGTACGGGGGTTTCGGTTGCTACTTCTTTGGTAGCTTGTCCAAACTTGTTAGGAAACTGTGCTGCCATGCGGCGGTCAATTTCCTGATAGTAATCATCGTCAGATGGGTCAAACCCTTCTTCTTGAACCTGATTATCAATTTCCAAAGCAACTGCAGTCATTACACGGTCTTTATTAAACCATTCATTTGCTGCCGCCCAGTCGGTTGCTTTTCGTTGTGCTTCTGACACAGTAGCAGCCGCTTGGACTTGTTGTTGCTCCTCAAACTTTTGAGGTTCAAAAGAGTCTGCCTGTTGACGAAACTCTGTCAGCCTATAATTATCTTGCTGGGCAGTATTAAGAGATTCTTGTGCCTTTAAGATATTATCGGCATCGCCGCTTTCTACGGCCTGACGGTACGCAGCACGAGCAAGCTCTAGACGTTCCGTCACTTGACGCTCATTTGATTCAACATTATTACTTAAGAGATTTTTATATTCTTCTTCTCTTTGTTGAAGCTTTGTTTGTATTTCCTTCTGTTGTGCCAGAAGTTCTTCGATTTGAGCTTCACGTTCTTTTTTCTGTTTTACCAGTTGTCGAATACGCTTTTGTGCACCAGATGTTTCTACACCCTTTGTTTCTTGTTCTTGCTCTTCTTCAATTGTAGGGGTAGTTTCTTCTTGAGGTGCTTCCACCTCTACTTCGGGGGCTGCCGCTTCTTCTGTGGCTTCTTGCCCTTCGATTTCAAATTCCACCTTTTCTTGTTCAGGCGGTGAGCCTGCCTCAATGGTAGACCATTCAGTCTCTGCCATAATATTCTCCTGTTTTACGTCCGTAGCGATATAGACGAGTTACGCTAATTTTAATTAAAAGATAATACAAGCAACAATAATACCAGCAAAAGCACCTAAAAATGCCATTGCTTCTTCAAAGCTAGTATCATCAAGTAAATATTGTGCCATAATTAATTCCTTTAACAGCTATATTATACAGCATGTTTTTTTATTACGCAAATTAGTTTGATAAATTAAATGTAGGGTCTAAGTCTTTGGCATCTTCAACTACCATCTTGATGTCATCATCAAATAATAGCAAAAGATTTACGCCTTTGTAAAAGAATTTGCTTCCTGTATGTTTACCATAACACACATAGTCACCTTCTTTACACCAAGCACCATTAGCAAACTTATCGTCTTGATAAGCTAGGTCGCCAACTTTTAGGACACGACCAACTGTTGTAAGGTAAGCCATATCCGATTTGGTTGAGTCAGGCAGAATGATGCCACCCTTAGTTGCTGACTTAACTGATACTGGACGTACAAGGATATGATAGCCTGGCACTCTTGGAAGTGGGCTAGGGTCTGCGACCTCTTCGTCTGTAATCCATTCATCGTTTTTCAAAGCACTAGATGCAGTTTGCATATTTACTCCTCTTCGATATATTTATTTAGATAATCTTTGATAAGACCAATGGCCTTTTCTAAACCAGCGATTGTTCCCACTGATTCACAGTATCTAGAATAATCCGAAGCGGCTCCATACGCAAGGGAATTTTTTATAGATTCGATTTCTTTTTGTATTTCTTTAATTAACTCTTCGTATAACACTATTCAATGCCTTGTTTCTTGATTACGTCTGCCAATAGTTTAGCAGAAACTTTAGCTTCTTCCAAGTCATTATTTTCTTGGGCTTTGAGCAAGTCAGCCAGTACGTCCATAGCTTTCAATGCACGCTTGGCATCTCTGTCTTCTTGCTTCTGATAAGCTTTCATTTGTTCCTGCGCTCCTTTGGCTTGCGTATCTAGAACAATCTTCTGTTCTTTCAAGTCAAGGTCACGATTTTTAAGTGCGGCATCTGCTTGCGCTTTGGCAATCTGTGCCTGTGTTTTATTCTGCTCCACTTGAAGTTTTTGTGCCTCAATAGCCAGCATCTGTTGTTCAGGTGTGCCTGGTCCTTGAGCAGCCGCCATATTTGCTTGTAGTATTTGCTGGGCAGCTTGAGCCTGAACCATTCCAATTGCTTGCGGGTCAAGTGCGATTTGTCCCATAACTTGTGGATTCTGTAGTGATTGATTATACAATCCATCCATTTGTTCTTGATATTTAACAAGCATATGCTCAGATATATTAGCTTGTAGTGCAGCACCAAGTTTTGCAAATGCAGGACTCTTTTGATTCATTGGGTCTTGTATGTAAGCAGTCTTAACTGCAATATGTGCATCATGGTTTTGTCCTGTAAATGCCTTAATAGGTTTGCCTTCAGAAGCTGCCATAATATCTGACACAGGGTCAAGCGGAACTGCTTCTTTTTTAAATGGCATAAGTTTGTCTACATCAGGTACATTGGCTGCAGTTAACAACATTCTGTTGATTGCTTCCATGTCAAACATTCCTGGTTCTGATTGAGCCGCAATTTGCTGTACCATTTGAACAAGCATCATGCGCTGTGCATTAGACGGAATGTTTGGGTCAGATACTGGAATAATATCCACACGACCATCAAAGTCTGCTTTGAAAATCTTTTCAGTAATTCCTGGCAAGTCGTAAGGATATTCATTTGGTAGATATTCAGAATCAATACGTGCCAATACTTTAAACTCGTCACCCTGTGCTTTGTGCAGTCGCTTGTGAATAGCAGAGAAAAACTTACTTGAGGCTTCCAATAATGCCATTGTTGTGCCAACTGGACCATAGCCGCCACTATCTGCAATGACTTGCTCTGTGCTATCGGCAAACTTCTGGCCTGCTCCTGTTACAAAGGACAGCATATTAAACAAAGTTTGTGATGGCTCTTTAAATGGTAGCGGAATAATAGACTTGGTTAAGTCCATGCCTGTTGCTTCTACTTCCTTAAACTCACCTGGCGCAATCGGGTCATTATCCCCGACCATCCGTACTCCTTTAGCCTTAAAGCCTCCTGGTAAATTAGCGAACTGACCAGCATCCAGCAGACTACGCATAGCAGCAGTGGCAGACATAGTAAGATTGCCAAGAAAGTGAATAAGCCCCAGCCCATAAAACCCAAAGCCAGG